CACCAGCACGCAGGCGTGGCGCGGCGTTCCCAATCTGCCCAACGCGCAGGTTGCCAATAACGTCATCTTCAACGACAGCCAGATCGATACCCTGGTGCATGCGTGCCGCGACCAGCACGGCGAGCGGTTTGGCCTGTACGTCTGGGTGCATGCCGAGACGGGAGCGCGGACGGTGCAGGTTGAGAAACTCAACGTCGGGAGCCTGCGCGACCAGACCGCTGTGCCGTCGCTGCTGATGCCGAGCGCGAACAAGGGGGACCGCAAAGGCAACAAGAGAAAAATCAGGTACGTGCCGGTGGAGATCAGCGTTGCCCTGGCGCAGGCGCTGCGCCTCGCGTGCGGCGCGCGCGGCCCGCGGGAGCCGCTGTTGCTCAACAACCTGGGTCGGCGCGCCAACAGGTTTTGCGATTACCGGAGACGGGGTGATCCCAGGTGCCGCAACCGGGTCAAGGACATCGCCGAGGCGCTCGGCCTGCCGCGCGGGCCCGAAACGGACGAGGCCGCCACCATGTACGCGCTGCGCCACTCTTCGATCGTGCGGCAACTGCTTGCAAACATCTCGCCGTCGATCGTCGCCAAAAAGCATGATACCTCGATCAAGATGCTGGAGGATCATTACGCCGCCGAGATCGCCCAGGCCGAGGCCGCCGCCGCGCAGACCCGCGCGGTGCTGCCGGCACTCACGCTCGGCGCCGATCGCGCCAAGGTCATCCCGTTGAAGCGGAAGTAGGCCGGCGGCTCATTGCGGCATGGTAGGCGTCGACGCTGTTGAGGTCGACCAGGGTCAGCTTGCCGTCCTTGTAGGCCACCACCTTGCCGGCGTTGAGGAGCTCGTGCATGCGCGTCTTGCTGATGCGCCCGTAGAGGCAGGCCTCCTTGATGGTGACGCGGCGCAGCTTGTTCTCGTTGGCTGATGGCATGGTGCCCTCACTTTCGCACTGAGCGGAACTTGAACGCGACCGAGCGCATCGCCTCGATGTCGCCCGAGGCGGCGTGAAGCGCGACCGCGACGCGGATCGGGTCGAGGCCCAGATCGCGCCAGAACGTGAGCTCGCCGACGCTGTGCTGGCGCGTGTGGCAGATGTGACAGACCGGCAGCGCCCAGCGGTCGCCCGGCTTGAGGCCGGTGCCGGCGCGTGTGTTGATGCGCAGGTGCGCGGCCTCGCCGGCCGGGTCGGCGTCGCACGCGAGGCACGGCAGCCGGCGGATCAGCGCGAGGTGGCCGGTGTCGAGCTCGCGCTTGGGGCGGCGGCCGCGCTTGGCCTCGCGCATCGCCTTGAGCAGCGAGCCCGGCTTTGCGATCGGTGAGATGCGGCTAGCCACGGTGGCGCATCCATAGCAAAAGGCTCGCCGCTTCACGGCGCGTCATTGGAAGTATGGGTCGCGCACATTTATCTCCCGCTATTCGAGTTAAGGAGTGAAGGCCAATTTTTCCCTCGTGCAACGCTTTTTTGAAACCTAGATACTGACGATATTCGTAAAGAAGTTTTTGCTCCAATCGTTTGCGTGATTTTGGCGGCCTGCCTTTTGAGTTGCCGCTCACGCCTTTCGCGTATTGTCCCTTGGGGCCCCTCTTCACTTTTTGTTTCAATGGTCCCTGTTCTGTCCTGTTCGACACCTGTTGCCTCCTGTTATGAGGGTTTTACCATTCTTGACGGCTCAAAACGCGGGCATATGGTCCTTAATCGTCGAAACCAAAGGAGGCTTAAATGCCCTATACGAGGCCGGACTATAAGATCCCGTGGTGGCGCGCTGTGCGTTGGGAAACGTTCACGCGGGCCGGCGGTACGTGCGAAGTATGTTTCAACGAGCCCGCAACCCAGACCCACCATTTGCGGTATCCAACACAGCGGCGCGAACAGGCGAGCGACTTGCTGGCTGTTTGCGACTCCTGCCATTACAATCTGCATCATCCCGAAGCGGCGAACGACAATTGGCCCGACGATCAGGGGAAACTTCCTCTCACCGGTACGGACGATTGCTGAAATCATGTATCCATCCTCACCGCATGGTCGCCATCGACCATGCGGATGAGCTCCTCGCGCACGCTCTCGGACGTGGTCCCGCTTGGCATCCAACGGGTTGCGATCACTCGGCAGGCTTCATCGAACCACGTCGAAAATTCAGTCTGATCCATTGCCGCGAAGGCGATCGAGCGCGGCACGCGGTAAACCTCGCCGGTGCGCTGGTCGATAAATGTGTCACACAGTCCGGTGGCAAGCTTGATGGCGGTCTTAAGGTAATCGACCGGCACGCCGAACATCACCGGCGAGTGCATCTGCACGAATTTGAGAACGGCAAAAAACAGACGATGGTGCCGCGGGTTTCTCCGCTGCACCACGCTGCACCCAACGTCGCGATTGTGCTTGATCCGCGCCAGCGTGTCGTAGCTCTCCTCGTCGACCGGGAACAGCCCGACCTCGCCGGCGTGCGCGACCCGCTTGCGCATGATGACTTCAGTCATCCGGCACCTCCTCCTGGTCGAGCTCGGCGGCGCGCTCAACCAGGATCGCCTTGCCGGCCTCCCAGGCGGCGACCGACACGAGCTCGCGCGCCGGCAGTTGCACCTTGGCCTGCACCTTCTGCAGTTGCTCCAGGTCGGTCGCACCCGAGCAGGCGCCCTCCAGGTCGCGCAGCCACTGGTCCTCGTCGAAATCGGTCGGGTCGGGCTCCTCGGTGCGGCGGAGAAACTCCGGGATCCCGAGCTCGTCGGTGGGCTCCTCGATCGGCGGCTCGTCCTCGGCCGGCGGCACCGGCGGCTCGTCGTCGACCGGCGGCACCGGCGGCTCGCCGGCAGGCTCGCGCACCACCGGCGGGGGCGCGTCAGGCTTGGGCGGGCCGGCGTCGTTGTCGTTCTGCGCCGCGTCGGAGGTGCGGATGCCGAAAAACTTGATGTAGAAATATTTCTCGCTCTGGGTCGAGGCCTTGTTGGCCGCCTTGTCGTCGTTGATGCCCTTGCTGTCCTGCACGTTGGCGAGCCCGGTGCGGGTCACCCGGTCGGGCCACACGTCGCCCTCGGCGTTGGTGATGATGTACTCATACGTGACCGCCAGGGTGCGATCGAGCATCGTGCGCGATAACTCCGACTGGGTGATCATCAGGCCGTGCCGGGTGAGCAGCGGCATGACCTCGTCGATCACGTCCTCGGATTTGACGTAGCGATATTTGTGGAAGGTGTTTTCGCCCTCCTTGGCGATCGGCGAGATCTCGCGCCGGACCGCCATCAGGGCGCCCGCAATTGCCCGCGGGTAGACGAGCGGCGTCGGGGCCTGTGCGGGCACGGTCGGCGGCGCCTCGCTCCGTACGGCCGGCAGGCGCTTCTCAGGCACCTCCTGGACGGTCGCGATCTGTCGCGTGGTGGTGTGCGCGTTCATGGTCAGGGTTCCTTCAGGCCGCGGCCTTGTCGGTGTTGATCCGGCAGCCATCCGGGCAGGTGCCCGCCCTGGCCGACGCATTGGCGAGTTTCTGCACGAGCTCGCGCACCTGCGCGTTGTCGGCGAAATAGGCGAGCGTCTTGGCGTATTCCTCGATCACCGCCGAGGTGACGGTGCGCAGCGCGGTCGACGTGGTGGTGCCGACCGTCTGCCGGGGTGCCGCCTCGGCCGGGCGCCCGGTGCGGACGGCCTCGCCCTCGGCCTTCTTGTTGGCCGCCTCGATCGCCAGCAGGAACGGCGTCACCACCAGTTTCTTGAGCCGCGCCTTGCAGTCGGCTGCGCGATCGCGCAGCGGGCGCCACTGGTTGTCGACCGCCTTGGCGGCCTCCTCGTGCGGGCGCATCTCTTCGCGGCGGCGAACGTCGGCGCTCTTTTCGCGGGCGAGCAGGCGATCGGCGAGGTCGGCGGCGCGATCGGCTGCCGCCTTAGTGGTGGCGGCGCCGGCCGCGATCACCTTCTCGGCCTCGCGGGCGAGATCCTCGATCCGGTCGCGGGTCGCCTCCAGGGAGTTATCCTCAGGGGCGGCGTTGGAATTCTTGCGATCGGCCGCGGCCGCCGGGTGCTCGCCCGGCCAGGGTCCGCCGGCGCGCACCGCGTCGTAGAGCTCGCGGGTGATCGGGTGCTCGGCGACGAACGGCCACTGCTCGCGGGCGCGGATGTCGGCCAGGATCGTGTCGCCCAGCTTGCAGCGGAGCTCGCCTGTCCCGGTGTACCAGTAGGCGATCGGGCGGAAGGTCACCTCGCCGGTCGTCTTGCTGCGGCTGCGTGAGCGGTAGAAACCCGCCTGCGGCTCGTCGATATGGTTGGGCCCGAAGGTGCCCTTGAGCGCTGCGCGCCACCAGTTCCATTGATCAGCCATCGTATCCCCCTCTCAGAGAGCGTCGCAGTGCATCGGGAGGTCGTCGATCGGGCAGATCGGTGTGCCCTCGGCGACCCATTTGGCGGAGACGCGCGCGGTGTAACCGCAGTCGGTGCATTCGCACTTGAGCAGGCGCGTCGTCTGCTTCTTGCGGCCGCCGGTGATCATGCCGCCGGCCGGGTAGGCGCCGATCCGCGCCATCACGGTGGCGGCCCAGGCGTTGAATTCGGTGGTCTCGGTCGTCGCCGTCATCTTGCCGGTCAGACCGATCGTCTCGGCGCAGCGTTTAAACGGCGCTTTGTGCCCGGCCTCGCAGCCGACCGTCGCGTGGACGAGCTCGTGGGCCAGCACGCCCATGATGCGGGCGCCGTCGTTGAGCTCCGGGGAGACGAAGATCTCGGAGTAGCTGTCGGCCGAGGCGGCCGGGGCCCAGCACTGGCCGATCTTGGTCGAGTTGCCCGAGCCCGAGCCCTTGGGAAAGCCGATCGAGACGCGAACCTCGGCCGGCACGGTGTAGCCGAGCTCGGCGAACCGGGTGCGCAGCGCCGCGGTGGCCTTCTCGATCCAGTCGTGGCGGGCGTAGGAGGAAACCAGGGCTTGCTTGAAGGATGCGGTCATCGGCGTGTCCTCGTTGTTCGATGACCCCTTTGTACGCAGATTTTGCGTATACGCAAGTGGTGCGTGATCACGTATTGTTACGGTCACGCCCCGACCCCAAACTGGCTGTTGGCCTCCAGCAGGCGCTCGCGCTCGGCGACGGCGCAGGCCTCGGCCTCCTCCTCGGTGTCGAAGTGGCCGAGCTCGGTCGAATTGCCGGCGCGATCGACCTGGACGGCGAGGTAGCCGTCGGCCGGGCAGTCGCTGGCCGGGATTGCGGTGAACAGGCAGCCAAGGGTGCGGCAGTACATGGCGATCACTCCGCGGCGATCAGGTGAAAACGGGAGCGGCGCAGCCGGGCCGCCTTCTCGCGCCACTCGCGCGCGTCGTAGGGGCGCGGCGGCAGCGCGCGATCGGCGAGCTCGGCCTCCAGGTCGGCGGAGCGGGCGAATTGCTCGGCGGCCGGCATGGCGGCGCGGGTGCGCAGGGCGAGCTCGTTGTCGAGGATCGTCCTGGCGCGGGTCCAGACCATGGTGCGCGCCTCGGCGAAGCAGGTTGCCATCGGGCGCGGCAGGCCGGCGTCGGCCCAGGTGCGGTGCTCTTGATAGGCGCGGTGCTCGATCAGCGCCGCGACCAGGGTCGGGTCGATCGCGCCGGTGGCTCGGATCGAGCGATCGAGGTCATTCCAGGTGGTCATCGTCGGGCTCCAGTGGAATTCAACGGGAGCATTCGTACGTCATAAAATATGGGAATGCAATCGAGATGTTCAGAAAATATGATAAAAGTTGACAGGTGCGGCAGACTGTCGCGGCTTCATATTATTTGACGAAAGGTTAATATCGGTGCGGAATGGGCACACCCGGAGCGGGTGCTTCCCAGATACCGCTCTCGGACCCTGTCCCTGGGTCCAATATTTCCCGCGCCGAACTTGTGAAATGATGACGTGGGGCGAGCGACAGGCAATCAAAATGCGGTAAAATAGGAGGAAGCATGCCCAGCGATGTGGACCGGGAGAGAGAGCTCAGGGCCAGGGCGCTGGCGGTGGTCTCAGCGGAGATTATGGGTCTGCTGATGCCGCTGGAGGATGACGAGGCGCGCAAGGTGTCGGATGATGCGCTCAGGTGCCGCGACCTGCTCCTGGGCCGGCGCAAGCGTTAGCGGCGCGTGCGCTCCAGTTCCTCAATCTCGGCGTCGATTTTCTCCATGAGGGCGCGCGGCATCATCGCGTGATCGCCGAAAAACAGCCACTCGATCCTCACTCCGGGAAATCTGCGGTAGATCGTGATCGCCAGATCCTTGCCGATTACGCCGGTCAAGATCGCGTTTGAGTAGCGGCTGACGGCAATGCCGAGCGCCGCGGCGAACGCGGTCTGCGTCCGATATCCGAGCGCGCGTGGCAGGGCGCGCAGCCGCAGCCGCACGGCTTCCTGGTCCTCAAAATCGTCAGACGATCGCGTCATGCGAGAGCGACCGGGGCTCCCTCGCAGACGCTTGCGAGCTCCACGCATGTGCCTGCAGCCTCCACGCATGCCCTTCCATGCGGGAATACCTGTGCAATCGAGCGGGTGCTGTAAACGTCATGACATCGGTATCGAAGAGGCGGGCCGGTGCGCCTCTGGAAATAGAGTTTGCGAAAGTTGCCCATTGGAATCAATTCCTTACGAGGTGAGTATCACATTTAATGGCACCCCTGTAGGAATTAACACCCTGCGCCAGAGGTTCCGGGACCAAATGTCATAAAACATGACAGCTTGTCCAGTCAAGTAATTTGAGATAAAGCGGGGCATGGCTAAGCCGGTCCAACTCACGACCGTGGCGAAGGTGTTCGACGCGCTCGGCGGCGCGCGGGAGATCGTTGCGCTCACCGGAGCGAAGCGCACCGCGGTCTACAACTGGCGCATTAACGGCCGTTTCCCGGCCCGCACCTACGTCGCCATCAAGGGTGAGCTCCTGCGGCGCGGCCTCACTGCGCCGATCAAGCTGTGGGGCATGCTCGATCGAGAGCCGCCCAAATCACAGGCCCAGGCTGCACAACGCTAACCCCTCGATCGGGGAGGATCCATGCTGGTCGAAACGCGCGAGGCGGCCGGGTCGGCATGGCCGAGGAGTCCGGTCGATCGGATCAAGCGTGCGGTGTGCGTTGAATTCGGCGTGCGAAAATTGGACCTGGAGGCGTCGCGCAGCGTGGAGGCCACGACCGCGCGGATGGTCGGGATCGCGCTCACCCGGCGGCTGACGGACCTGTCACTCGCCCAGATCGGGCGCCGGTTTGGCAATAAAGACCATTGGACGGTGCTGCACGCCTGCCGGCGGATGGCGCCCTATATCGCGCGCTCGGCATGCGTGGTGCCGGTGGAGGCGACGCCCGAGCATTGGGCGCACGCGATGCAATTGGCGCTGGAGATCTCGCTATGAGCATCTTTCAGCGTATGCCGGCAATGACAGCGGCGGAGGAGGCTCACGTCAAGAAGGTCGGCCGCAAGCGGTTTGACAGGGCGTTCGATTATGCGGAATTCGAGACGCGCCGCGACAGCCATTTCGTTGGCCTCGACAAGCTGAGGCGCGCGATCGCCTACGAGGCGGCGCTGCGCGCAACCGGATTTGCCGATCGGCCGCTCAAGTTGCCGCGGGCTGCCGGCCCCGGCGAGGTGGAAACGCAACAGATCGCCGAGAGCATCCTGGAGCGCGCGACCACGCTGGCGTGCCGTGCTTTGGAGGTTCTGCCATGACATGGTGGGTCGAGCATCCCGAGCATATCGAAACCCTGCGCACGATGGCGCGACGCGGCGCGCCGGCGTCGGAGGTCGCGGAGGCATTGGGATGCACTCGCAATGCGGTCATCAGCGCTGCCCGCCGATACGGCATCACGCTCAAGCAGGGTGCCTATGGCCCGCCGCGCCCCAGGGGGCCGAGGAAGCGCCGAAAAAAGACCCGCGCCTCGCGACCCGCGCCCGAGAAATACAAGCCACAGCGCCCGCCCGAGCCGCCATGGCCGTGCTCGCTGATGGAGCTCACCAACTTTTCCTGCCGCTGGCCGCACGGCAATGTCGGCAGCCCGGAGTTTTATTTCTGCGGCGCGCATGACGCCGACGTTTTCCGCGGCCGACCCTACTGCCGCACCCACAGTGCGCTCGCCTACAACCCGCGGGGCGGCGCATGAGTTGGGCCTGGATGCCGTGGAACATCGGCGACTACCGCCGCGACACCGGGCATCTGACCACACTTGAGCACGGCGCCTATCTGCTGCTGATTGCCCACTACTGGGAAACCGGCCCGATCCGCGATGATGACAAGGAACTCGCCCAGATCACCCTGCTGACGCGCTATCGCTGGCGGCGGATCCGGCCGACGATCGAGCAGTTTTTCCAGGTGTCGGTGCTAGCCACTAGCAACACCTTGGGCGCGGAACCTAAGCAATTGCTTAGCAAATGCTGGCTTCACAAGCGCATCGACGCTGAGTTGAAAAAAGCCGAAAACGTAAGTCTCAAGAGAAAGATAGCCGGTCGTGAAGGTGGCCGTGTCAGCAAGGGAAAAACGAACATAGATAGGTTCGTCGCCCAAGCAATTGCTAAGCAAACGGGCACACAAGCACAAAGAAGTAAGAAAGAGGCCGCCGAGGAAGCAAGGGAACCAAGCAAGCAAGACGGGCTCGGGGCATCGCCGATCCTGGCAGCGACCATCAGAGCGAAGGGGTGGGGCTGATGAGCGATGAGCAGAAAGACCTATTCGGTTACCCATTGTATGGCGGCAAGCCGCCGTCGCAGAAACACAGCGAAACCTCGCGGGCGGCGGCGGAGCGGATAAAATCCCGGATCGGACCGCTCCACGCCGAGGTCGTCGAGTTTCTGAAATCGCATGCCGGCGGCGCCACCGACGAGGAAATGCAGCGCGACATTCCAATGCCGGCCAACACGCAGCGGCCGCGCCGGGTCGAGCTCACGGAGATGGGGCGCATCGTGGATAGCAACCGGCGTAAGCTGACAAGATCGAAACGCCATGCGGTTGTGTGGGTGCTTCTGGAAAACTTCAACAAGGAGGTAGAGCCATGCCATTGATCAAAAAGCCGGGCAAGGCTGCCCGATCGAAAAACATCGCGACCGAGATCAAGGCCGGCAAGCCGGTCAAGCAGGCGGTTGCAATCGGCTACAGCGTAGGCCGCCAAGCCGCAGGGAAAGGCGCTGGTGAGCCGGACGCCGACGAGCGCCGCTACAAGGCCCAGGACGGGCTGCGCACCCTGCAGCGCGCTGAGGAGGTCCACGGGGACGCTGGCCTGATGAAAGACATCGTGAGCCACGCCAAGGATCAGCACGGGGTGGCGAAGCGGGCGGCGGCGATGGTCAAGTCGGCGGCCATCTCGGAGCGGCAGGCCGAGCGGATGAAGGGCGCGGCCAAGTGATGGAGGCGGCCCATGGCAATGGTAACGCCGGACAGCCTGCGCAAGATCGCAGGTGAATTCGAGATCAGCGCGGGGCGATGCGTAGCAAAGGGCTGGCCGGCGCTCGCCGATCACGAGATGGGCGTCGCCGATTGCCTGAACAAAGCGGCTGAGATCCTGGAGACGGCAAATGCCGGCGCTGAGAAACCCAAGGCATGAGGCGTTCGCGCAGGCCTTCGCGCGCGGTGAGCGTGCCAGTAATGCGACGGGTTGTTATCAGCACGTCTATGGCCGGCACGATCGCGGCGCGGCTTCGCGGCTACAGCGGCGCGATGACATTTCACAGCGGATTGTCGAGATCCGGGCCGAAATTACAGCGGCAGATACAGCGGCGCTCGCGCAAGCGACTGAGCGGCTGGGCGTATCGAAGGAGTGGGTGCTCAAAATGTTGGTCGAGATTGCCGAGCGATCGACGCAGAAAAAGGCGGTGCTCGACGACGATGGCAATGTGATCGGCGAATGGAAATTCGACAGTGCCGGCGCCAACAAGGCGCTGGAGCTCATCGGCAAGCACCTCGGCATGTTCGTCTCGGTGGGCGACACGCACAGTTTAAACGTCAACCTGATGTTCGTCGATCGACCGCCGGTCGAAAGTCGCGAGCAATGGCTGGAGCGGCGCAAGCACGAGCTCCTGCCCAAGCCGAACGGCCATGCGAACGGCAACGGGAGGGCGGGCTCATGAAGTGGCTGCACGAGAACACGGTACTCGCCTCGGTGCTCGGCGGGGTGGCGATCGTGGTCGTGATTATCCTGACGACCGCGCAGCATGGCTCAATCGATCCGCAGTTCGTCTGCAGCACGGGCAAGCACTGGGAGATGCGCTACGTCGACGGCGTGGCGACGCTGGGATGTTTCGGAGAGCAGCAATGAGCGAGCTCACACATGAAGCGCCCGAGGCCTCCGACATCGAACAGGCGGTCGCCGACCTGAGCGAGGCGCTCAACGAGCCGATCCGCACCTCGGATCTGCAGCTTGTCGGCACCACGGTTGCCGACATGAAGCAGGCCGTCGCGGCCATGCGCGAGCTCCTCGCCGAGAACGAGCGGCTGCGGCGTGAGACTGAGACGCTGCGCCAGGAGCTCGCCGGCGCGCGGGCGGCAGTGGCGGCGCAGGCCAAGCGGCGAGGGTTCTGGTGAGCGACATCCGCCGCACGCTGCGCGGTGCATGGGCGCCGCAGCCGGGGCCGCAGACCGACGCTCTGTCCGCGACGTGGTGCAATGAGCTCTTCTACGGCGGCGCGGCCGGCGGCGGCAAATCCGATTTGCTGCTGGGCGATTTCCTGCAAGATGTGCCGACCTATGGCGAGGCGTGGCAGGGCGTCATCTTCCGCCGCACCTATCCCGAGCTCGAAGAGCTCATGGGCCGCGCGCACGACATCTTTCCGTCGACCGGCGCGACGTGGAACGAGGTGCACAAGACCTATCGCTGGCCGAACGGCGCGTGGCTCAAGTTCCGCTACCTTGAGCAAGAACGCCACCGGCAGCGCTACCAGGGCCACCAGTACACCTGGATCGGCTGGGACGAGCTCACCCAGTGGGCGACCGACAAGGCGTACCGCTACCTGCGCGCCCGGCTGCGCTCGCCGCATGATGTCCCGACCAAGCGGATCCGATCGGCCGCCAATCCAGGCGGGCCGGGCCACCATTGGGTGCGATCGTATTTCGTCAACCCGGCGCCGGGCGGCTACGAGGTGCTGGAGGATCGGGTCACGCAGATGTCGCGCATGTTCGTGCCGGCGCGGCTGACCGACAACCTGATCCTGGTGCAGGCCGATCCAGGCTATGCGGCGCGGCTGCGCGGGCTCGGCTCCGAGGCGCTGGTCCGGGCGTGGCTCGACGGCGACTGGAACATCGTTGAGGGCGCCTTCTTCGACTGCTGGTCGGACAAGATGGTGCTGCCGCCGGTCGAGCTCCCCAAGGACTGGCTGCGGTTTCGATCGGCCGACTGGGGCTCGGCGAGCCCGTTCTCGATCGGCTGGTGGGCAGTGGTGCAGGACGACTGGCGCCACCCGCGGACCAAGCAGACGCTGCCGCGCGGCGCGCTGGTGCGTTACCGCGAATGGTACGGCTCGAAAGACCCTGCCGCCGACGGTTCGAAGGGCCTCAAGCTGATGGCCGACCAAGTCGGGCGGGGGATCGTCGAGCGCGAGAAGAGCGATCCCAAGCTGGCCTACGGCGTGCTCGATCCCTCGACGTTTAAACAGGACGGCGGGCCGCCGATCGCCGAGGTGATGAACATGGAGCTCATCACCGCCAAGCTGGTGCCGTTCCACGAGGCCGACAACACGCGCGTGTCGCGCCGCGGGTCGAAGGATCGACGCGGCCCCATGTCGGGCTGGGATCAGATGCGCTCGCGCATGGTGGGCAAGCTGGATGGCGCAGGCGAGCCCGTGGGCAAGCCCATGGTCTATTGCTTCTCGACGTGCGTCGCCTCGATCCGCACCATCCCGGTGCTGCAGCACGACGCCGAGGTGGTCGAGGATCTCGACACCAACTCAGAGGACCATGCCGCCGACGACTGGCGCTATGGCTGCTCGTCGCGGCCCTGGCTGCAAGACAAGCCTCAGCCCGAGCCGGCGCGTGACGGCTACCGTGATGGGGCGGATGAGGATTTCGGCGGCGACCGGTCGCACTCGACCAGCATACAGGTGCTGTGATGGATTGGGAAACTGCGAAGATGTTGCGAAAGGCCGGGAAGCGGAGGGGGGAGTCATGGAATGATCATACTGGGGAGTGTTGCGGGGGTCCGTTTGACGGCCAGCGGATAACGCACGACCACCCGCGGACGCGCGCAATGGGTGACGCTCAGCACGGGGACGGTCAGTACGTGTGGGAGTGGCGAAAAATAGGATATTGGGTTTGGAAATCGGTGCCGCCGCCAGACGAGGCCGAGGTGCTGTGATGCCG